CTCAGCCTCTCTATGGGCAGTCGGTGATGACTCCACGGACGCAAAGTGCTTGATCCCGGTGAAGCTCGACGCCTGCGAATCCACCGTCACGAGCAAGTTGGCGTTTTGGGGTTGCGCCACCACCGTGGTCACAAAGGTCGCAGCATCAGAGTAAATGCCGGGCGACGCAATCGCCTTGATCCAGAAGTTACGCTGTCCATCAAAGCCAGAGGGTAAGGTGTAGCTACTGGACTTGACCTCAGCAATGAAAATCGAGGTATCCCACGCTGCACCTTCGCGCAACTCATAGGCCACGACCTCAGGTTCAGGGTTGGGCAACCAGCGAAACTCCAATCGATTAGCCGACTGCACCACATCGAACTGACGCACCGAGCTGGGAGCCAAGAGCGTCAACTGAAACGTCGTGACGTTCGTGCTGTACTTGCCCGAGGTATCAAACGCTCGGATGTAATAGTTGTACTGGCCCGACTGGCTCTGATCGTGGACCAGCTGTGTGCCAGCAGTTTGGCCCACCAGATCTGCACTGTCCCAGCCTGAGCCCACCCGTACTTCATAGCCTGCCAGATCTGCATCGGTGTTGGCCGTCCAGCTCAAGAGCAAATCGGTGGTACGCCGATTGACCACAAACCCTTGCACATCATCCGGGGGCATAAGCTTGCCCAGAATCGTCTGGCTCAGCGTGCTCGCGTTGCCCAGCTTGCCTGTGACGCCCACCGCCCTGACCGTGAAGACATAGTCCCCCGTATCAGCGTTACGCAACTCCAGATAGGTGCCGGAGAGTCTGGGCAAGGTGACCGTGTTTCCACCGTTGACCCGATAGCTCACCTGGTATTCCAGAGCACCAAAGACTTGCTCCCACGCGATCTGGATCAGCACGAGTGCCTGATCTTTGACGCGATAGAGGCTCTCATTCACCACAAGGCCTGTCGGGGCTTGTGGTGCTGTGGACAACACCGTGATGCTTCGGCTTTGCAGCGCCAGTCCTTGCTCAATTGCATCGAACTTGCTCGGGTTGTGCGCAAGGGCCGTGACCTCGTGCTCACCGGGAGAACTCTCGGTGATGTGAATCACACGAAAAAGTTGCGGCTGCACCTGCGTGGACGAGAGCACCCAGATCGCACCCGTTTGCGGTGTTTCGCTGAATGGGCTGGTCACCCCAACCGTGCGACCGTTGTTCGATCCAATCGGACGCTCTTGCACACCACCTGATGGCGTGATCACCGCAATCGTCCAGTTGCCCTGTGGCAGATCCTGATCGAGTGTGACGCTGTTGAGCATTGCCGCTACAACTCGCCCACCCAGACGCATGCCACCACGACCGGGATCAGCGATTTTGATCACATCGCCCGGGCGCACCACAGAACCCTCAAGTCCCGTGCGAAACGTCACAATCTCGGCTTCAGATTGCTCCGAATACAAGAGCCACTTGCCTGCCCGATTGGCTTGACCACGAGAGGTGCAACCAAAGGCCACCACATCAGCTTGCACCACCCCGTAGCGAGCAATGCCTGCCATGTCCTCCACATATTCCACCTTCTGGCGGTAGAAGTCCTGCGGATCACACCAAGTCACCAAGGCTACGGTGTGACGGGTTTTGGCAGAAGACCCTTGATACGAAAAATCACCATTGACCACGTTGGCAGCGGTGAATTGATAGACCGGGTCTTGCGGAGCGTCTTGGGTGACGGTGATTGAGCCACTTGCCCAATAGGCCATGCCTCTAAAAATCGAGGCCATGTCCTGCACCACCTTGTACGCTTGCTCACGCGTTTGCAAGTACAGGTTGCAGGTAAAGCGTGGCTCATAGCCACCATGGCCATCGGGCACCAGTTCGTCGCAATACTTCGCCGCCCGGTACAGCGCCCACTTGTCGACCTGCGACTCATCGATGTAGCTGCCCAGTCCATAGCGGTCGTTGGTCACCAAGTCATAGAAGCACCACGCAGGGTTGTCTGACCAAGCGATCTTGAAAGTGCCATCCCACACGCCCGCATAGATTCGGGTGTCGGGGTAGTAGTTCGAGGGAATACGAACTCTGAGCAGTTTTAAGTCATAGCTGCGCTTGGGGATGCTTGAGAACTGTGAGGCATCTACACGCAGTGCCATCAACGCACTGTTGGGGTAACGCAGCTTGCTCTCGATGACCTCGGTATAGGACTCAAACAGCGTTTTGTTTTGCGTGACACCTCGGTGGCATCAGCGGTGATGCGACGCAGGCGAATATCCCACGGCCCATTGCCAGAGAGCGACACGTAGTAGCTGCGCTGGTACTTGGTGGTGGTCTTGCCAGAGACAGTGTCATTGACCACCTGCATAAACCCAGCACCGTTGGATTGCACATCAATCGCAAAGTTCACCGATGTTCCGGTGAGGTCTCCCGTTGAGGGGTTCTGGTAGGTCAGGGTTGGAATACTGACCTTCACACGCACAGCATCGACATCGCTGTCGCTGATGGTGCGAACCACAGGTTGCCCATACTTGGCTTCCACACCCACCGAGATTTCATTCTCAACCGATGAGAAACCGGGGATGTAGGTTTGCTGCTGAGTGCCCGTGCGTGAGGTGAGTGTCACGCCTGTGAAGTTGGAGCTCCCGTCAGCGTTTTGAATCGGGGTCTCATCCAGATAGACCGATGCCAGCCCATTAGGCAAGCCTTCGATTTCCCCCTCACACACCAGATCAACCACGCGAGCATAGGCTTTGGAACGCAGGCTGTCGGGGGACTCTTGCGCCACTCGGCTGCTGCCACCTCCGCTTTTGCCACCCCCACCTGCGCCGATGATCAGATTGGCATCGTTGATGTTTTGAGTACTTGCTGTCATACAGGGATCTCATCCACATCAATGCCTGCGCTGATCACCGCAGAGCCCACAATCAATCGCCCGTAGCCCACGGGTACAGGTTGGCCCTGTGCTGTGGTGTTGACCGCACCGTTGAAGGTGTAGCTGGGTTGGTTCTGAGGTTTTTCTGACGGACTGGAGCTGGCAGGTGCAGGAGAAATCATCTGCGCCACACCACCCAAAATCATGGAGGTGCCAACCGAATAGAGCGTGGATTGCGAGAGAAAAGCCCCCGCTGCGGCCCAGCCCATGGGGTTCCACCACGACACAGCAATGAGTGCAGCGCCGAGCAGAATCTGCCCGAGTCCATTACCACCCGCACCCGAAATCACAGGTGCAATCACGATGCGTTGCGCACCTGTTGGGTTGTGCAACTGATCAAGCCCGAGTTCATCTCGCCCACTGAGCACCCGATAGCCCACGCCACGCTCACCCGATGTAATCAACTCGCGCTCGAATGCGGGGAAGTTGGCAGAAAGAGCACGGATGGCTTCGGCAGCTGAATGCACCACCATGGAGTGACGCCTGCCAAACTGTCGTCCCAATTCGCCAAGAAGAATGATGGTGGTCATGACGAATGAGGCCTAGGTTTAAGAAGAACAATGCCTGAGTGTGTGCGTGGTGATTTTTTGCCAGTAGCCGCCGTACACATCACGGCTCGACAGTCGGCTTTGCAGGTGATGCAGGATCAACCCATCGCCTAAGTACACGGCCCCATGGTTGGGGACGGATGAAGCCACTTGCATGAGGAGCACATCGCCAACTTTCATGTCCGATGACGCCACCGCATAAAACCCTGCGCGCTCGAAGTTGTCTGTGTAGAGGTTCTCACCACGCTTCCACCATTCATCAAAACGGGTGAACTCAGGGATATCGATGCCACGTTCAAGCGCAAACCAATCACGAATGATGGAATAGCAGTCGAGCACACCGTGGGACCATTCACGTCCGACCAATGGTGCGACATAGCCCCGAGGTTGCAGTTGCGCCCACTGGCCGTTTGGGCAAGAGACGATGAACCACGGCAGACCACTTGCCTCACAGGCAACCAGGTCAGCCTGACTTGGCGTGGGTGGCATGGCTGGGTGCGAATGCACCACCGCCACCACTTCACCTTGCTCATCAGCTTGCGCGTAATCCTCAGGGTGGATCACAAACTGATCTGTGCCCACACCAAGGTTGCGACACGCCACGTAGCGCTCTTTACCCTTGCTCACAATGAGCAAGCCACAACTCTCCCGAGGAAACTCAGCCTGCGCATGCAAGAAAGCAGCTGCCTTGTTGTCGTCATTCATCATCGAATCAACCCCGCTGCCGGAAACCACCAAAGGGCAATTCAGCATTGGTGCCAAATCGCTTCTGACATGAACTCAGTCGCTTGCCACACACATCTGTGGCACTCGAGGTCACGGTCTGATCGTTGGCGTTGAAGTAAGCAACTCCTGTGTAGCCACACTCCGCACCACGGTACGCCCAAGGGCAGACGTTCTGAACAATCTGCCTTCGCGGGAGTGACACCCCTTCCAAATCAAACGATGCAGCAAGTTCAAACTCGACCACATCACGTGTCTCTTTGGATTTGCGATCCACAAAGAACACATCATCGGCAAACTCTGCTGTGGCATCCGCTGTTGGATTGCCAATAGCGAAATTCACCGCATCAAGGTACTTGGCCAAGGTGCGTTTGCGGGTGACCTTTGCGCCAATGAGATCCTGATACGACAAGATGAGTGCGGTGATCGTTCCCTTGACGTTGGCCACCCTGAGTTTGGGGCGCGGGCTTTGCCCATTACCCGTGAACTCAAAGCCTTCCACGATGATGGGATAAGGCTCATACACATTGCCTTGCCACACCACTTGCCTGAGCAGTTCGTTCGTCCCCGCATGAAAACGTACGATGCCCTGATTGAAGAGGCTCAAATCCAGCACAAAGAGATCAATCACAGCACTGGGTGCAAGCTTCTGGATCTCTGAGGTGATAGATGTTGTTGTCATAGATCAGCTCAAATCAAACACCTGCCTGAACGTGGCCCTGATGTGTTCAATGTTGGGTTCTTCAATCGTGCGACTCCAGTCTTCGCACACAAACTTGGCCGTAAGCCCACTCGGTGTGGTCCAGTCAAATGCTTCCACCGCACCACGTGCTCTCAAGAAGTTGTCGATCGCTGTAGCATCTGTGGTGGTGCGCCCACGAAATTCCAAGCTCCAAACCTCAGGCTTCGTGTTGATGCCAAAGGCCAGTCTTTGCTCGTAGCCGTCCCCAAAGGTCACTTTGTGAACAAGAGGTTTGAGTGAAAGCGCCGCGCCGATGGATGGGATCCATGTGAAGCTCGCCATTTAGGTTTCCTTTCAGGCGAGTTTTCTGGGATCGAGCAATCCGATCACCGACTGCCCATAGAGAGG